TTATGTATAGCATTAGAGAGTTTGTTTATATCTTCTGACAAGAGATCATCTTCATATAGTTTCTCCACCGCCCGATCTATTACAGCTTGGGCTGCTATGATCTTATCTTTATCTTTGTAAAAGATATCTAATTGTTTAGCCATAACTGCTAATGTATTTGCGGTGGGAAGATCTAAAGATCTTTGAATATAAAACTTCTTTGCAGTATGATAAGATTTAGGATATCCCAAATATCTCATAGCTGGACCAATTCCCATTTCATTTGCAGTTTCTATAAATTCTGATATTTGTTCTTCTGTAAATATTGGATATCCCATCTAAATTCCTCCATTTGTCCATATATTGGACACATATTGACATATATTGTCATATATGCCTATTGGCATAACTATTGACATTACGCACATGTATTTGATATTTTTAATAGATATATCAATCTTTTGTTCCACGTGAAACCTTCTTCTTATTCTTTTTATTCAAAGCCTTTACTGCCTTATATCCAACTGCTGGTCTTTCTCTTCTAATTCCATGCTTATTGGTATCTATTATCATTTTAGTCTGCATATATTAAGTCCAAGAACTGTTTTAAATTGCCATTTGGCTGAAATCCAAAGCTGAATTGCTTGGTGTTTATATCGTCATATATTTCTAGTGTCATAGATAATGTGCCATCTGGATGATAATGTAGGTCTTTAGCGTATGGGAATAATCTATTCCTTCCGCCCTGTGGGTTAAATAAATCTCTATCGTCCATTAAATACTGCAACCTCTCACTATATGCTAATTATACTATTATAAAAGAAAAGATGCCCTGGCTAAGTGGCAACTTAAAGAGGACCAGGGCATCCCTATAGGGGCAGGTGAGGGAAATGAACTAACCTCACTAGCTATATTCTATCATCTTTTCCAGTTAGGGTCAATAGATAAATACTCAGGCTTTATTGGAAAGTCCCAGTCTTTTTTCATTTTCATCTGTCTATATATAAATCCCTCAAGGAATTTGTCTATGGCTTGGATTATTTCTTCATCTGACATAGCTTGTACTTTATCAATATTATGTTCTTTCCAAAAGGATTTAATCATTAATGGTTCTTTATAGGTAATACCTCTTGGTTCCACCGCCTTCATATTATATGGCTTGCGTACCCGTTTTCTTTCACTTGGGCGAGGATGTTTAAGCAGATGATCTGGTAATTTCTTTCTACCTGCCATTGCGTCTCATCGATTCATAAACTCTTGTTCTCCAGCATGGCTTGCAATAAATCTGGTGCTTATCCAAACTTGTAGATTTCTTGCCAAATTGGCTTATAGGCTTTTCTACCTTACAACTTCTGCAGACCTTGGATTGAGGGCTTCTACGGGCCTCTGAAGCCTTTCTAGAGGCATTGTAGGACTTGTAGTAAGCCTTCTGACAAGGTATGCATTTATAGCCAATCCCATCTTTTCTTTTAGAATCTTTATAAAATTCATCAAAAGGCTTTTCTATTTTACAAATTGTACAAATTTTCATCGTTGATTGAACCATTCTCCATTTTGTGTGGTCTTATCCTTATGACAAGGCCAGCATAATGTTTCTAAATTATCTGGATGATTATTAGATCTATTACCATCTTTATGATCAATATTTAAATTTTTAGTTGTCCCGCATTTTTCGCATTTATCTTTTCTATTTAATCTGGCTATATATCTACAGTTAGAACATGAACTAGCCCAAACTGCAAATCCTTTTAATGTATAACCTTTTCTCATTACTGGCTTACCGCAGCCACATAATGGTCTTTCTATTTCATTATTTCTTATCTTTGGCATCTTCTACCCATCCTATAGTTTTTCCTGGTTCCAGCCAGCTACGAAGTGTGGCTTGGCTGTCTTGCATTATTTTAATCATTTCGTCTAGTGTCTCTACGGCATTTTCTAGCGTCTCAATTGCTTGATCCAGCGGCGCCTGCGCTTTAATTTCTTTCTTCATCGCCATTCTCCACTCCAGGGTGCGGCGGCGGCCTGTGCTTTAAAAGAAGCCAAAGAAGAGGTGTCACTTTCCCATTCTATATTGATATCTTCTTTTGATATCTTTTTGGTATTAGAATTTACATATGAATTTTCGTTAGAAAATTCATTATTCTCTTTTATATTATCTTTTATATTATCTGTTATATTATCTTTTAGTTCTTCATTATGAGACCACTCAAGTCTCTCTGTGAGACTACCTGGTGTCATATTGAGACTATCAGGTATCATAACGAGATATGTGTTAGATTTGTTGTAGTGTCTCTGTGACACTAGGTATCCCTGTGAGACTAGCTTTGTTTTAGATCTATGAACTGTAGCCTTGCTAAATCCAGATTCTTTTACAATAGTATCTATGCTTGGAAATGCCGCTTGGCCTGTTTTCCAATTGACATGAGATCCAATTACTACTAGAATCCATTTACTAGTACCATCTAAATCAGAAGCCATAACAGCTCTTTGAAAATCAAACTGATTCATATATATCCCTTCTGTGATATGTATGAATCTTACTATTGTTTGTTTCCTATGTCAACCTATTTGATCAAATGATCGTAAAGATTATTAACTCTTTCTTCTAATCTGTTTAATTGATCCTTCAAGGAACTGCCGCCATTTGGGCGTAATTCTTTCTTTACCCGCATCTCAATATATGAGATTAAAGTAATTATAGATAATATTGAGCCTAATAATTCCATTGTTAAAAACTTCTTCCCATAAATTTTTTAGTACCAAAACCATCTCCGCCAGAAGAATGATCCCAAATGTCTTCACAAGTTGCCGCATATTCGTTCCATGTATCAGATAAAGCATTATATTTATCTTCTAATTCACTTGATAAAAAATCAATGAATTCTTTTTGCTCGTAACCTTCGCCCACTCCATATAAATATCCCAAAACATTATCTTGTTCTGATTCTAAAATTCCTTGTTGTCCTGGGTTTAAACGTGGATTATTTTGTAAACTTCCATATGCACTTTCTACTTCAGCTTCCCAATAATCCTGCATCCAAGTATCTGCAGCATCAGTTACATCTATACTGCCAGGTATTCTTATGTCTGCATCGTTTAAAATTTTTGAAACAAAATTAGAAAAACCTGATCCAATTCTTGATGCAGAAAACATTCTAGGCATTAGATATTACCTGATGTTATCTTAGCTTTGTATTTATAGCCTTCTACTAATCCCACCGCATTTACTACTGGTTGTGTTGAACTAATAGTCCATTGACCATCTTCATAGACAGGGTTATCATTTCTGTCCACCAAGTTCTCCAGTATGCCATTTAATTGTAATTTATCATCAGCTAAAAGAATCAAGTCTCCAGTAAAACTTGTGGAGATTTGCACCTTGATTGTCTTAGGAATTGTTGCATAACGTCTTTCAGTAACCGTGCCATCAGCACTAGTTATAAGCGTATATCCTCTATAATCAACGGTGTAATTTCTATTCTTAACTGTATTAAATAACATTAGACATTTCTCCATTTAGTAATCTTTGGGAATTGGAATATCTTTCCTGTTCTTACGCTCTTGGCTTTTCTGAAGGATAATCCCTTAGCCGCCAAAACTGCAAGTGGAGCAATGAATGGTGCATCCATATTTCTATTGAAATTGATCAATGCATCAGTCTGACCCTGGCTTGTTAATGCGGCTTGCTTAAATACAATTTCCTCATTCTCAAGCATGTAGGCTGTCTGATAAGCCACCATCTTGTCTAATAATAATAGATCGGCAGGATTATCAATATCTACTTCATCCTTGCCAATATAAATTTCAATTACACCTTGTGCTCTTTTAATTAGATCAAGGGTAACTTCATAGCCTGTATATTCTCTTACGCTATTTACTGTTGATAACATTATCTAGTCCTCCCAAGTTCCCGCACACGAATTGTATGTGTTGTTGTGTAATCTTTTCTTCCCGTCCCACTTAATTCTAGCTGAAGCACATAGTCTCCAGGATATTCAAATAGGCTACGGGTTGTTGGCCATGTAAATGTAAATTTACCTATGTCCTTATTTAATGTATTAAGGCTAGATCCAGTTAGATCTAACTCTTCATTGTAACTGCCTAACATCTTTACAGTAAAAGTAGTATAACCAGAGAGGTTCATGTCATTGCCATCTTGGTCTTTTACCTGTATAGAAAGAGGTCTGGCAGGTATTTGGTCTTTCCAGTATTGACTAATCATTTGATTATGTCCTCCCTTAAGTATAGTATTGGATCAACATGTATCATGTAGACCACCACTTCATCTTCTTCTATTCCAGAAATTCTTGGATCTTTCATTAATGATGATGCATTAAATACATCCGCATTTATATTCTTTACAAAGTCTCCAAATTTAGCATTTGCTGTCAAAGGCAATGTTGTATTTGAAACATCTGCCAAAGCATATCCTGGTGCGTGTAATATATTAGCATTAGCTAACATTGATGCGGCATAAACAGTTCTATCCTTATCTGCAGTTACTATCGGCATTACTAATTCCGATGTAGATATTCTAGCAACTTCTACACGATTTACATTACCCTCATCTATAACCTTATCAGATAGCCAGCGAATACCACGAGTTAACATGGATGCCGCCACAAATTGTGCTCTTTCAAATTGATAAGCATATGTAAGTGCAAACCATTGCAATGAGCTGGATACGCTTTGTGTAGAAAATGCACCTTTTTTATTTACTCTGTTTACTCTACCTTTTCTAACACCTTTACCTAATCCGTCTTGTTGTACACCAGATCCAGTTGGATCATCAAGCAATGTCTTTTGAGTTAATATATAATCGCCATTACTTGTCCAATATTTAAGTTTATTAATACCATTTATTAGAGTTTGATTGCCAGCAATAATTGCCGCCTCAAGTTGTCTATCAAGATTATCTGGGCTTGCAAGAAGCTCGTTTCTTTTATCTAAAGATATTTCTCCATCTTGATATGCTCTATTAATAAATTCATCCTGAATTAGATCGACGCCAAAATATTCTCTAGTGTAATCTTTATCTTCACGATCAAATCCTTCTGTAAATGTTACAAATATCTTACCAACAGTGGGTTTGCCATTTAATATAGTTCCTGGTTCTACGGCAATAGTAGTTGCATAATTTTTAAATGGATTATCTATAGCTGTATTATTCTGCAATATTTGATTTGAAAAAGCGGTAATTACTTTACCAGCTTTAACATTTGCAATTGGAGCGGCTTTTGAATATGATGCTCGAAGTCTTTCATCAGATATAATAAATTCATCTCCAACTTGTAATCCATTAGGACGATACTCTATTTTTGTATAAGGTCTATTTGGGCCACCATAATCTACAGTATCGTCATTTTCAAAATAGAACCAATCTTTCCAAATGTATCCAGGCTCATTTGTTAGATTTTCTAAAGTATTTACAACTCTATGTCTATTATTCTTGTGTAAATCTAAATAGTCTCCACTGGTTCTAGGTAAAATAGCTCCGTTTGGTGTAATTCTAGCTGCTACATAAGCATCGGTTGTAGCAAAATCACCTTCATGAATATTATTTACATCTTCAACTCTATCAACAATTCCAAGATCTATAGCTAATTGATGATTAGTTACAAATAAAGATATTCCAGTATCTAAACCTTTACGCAATGAAACTAGGAATTTATCAAAGAGTTCACGCTCTCTTAAATTGAAATATTCATCTGCAAAATCTTCTCTAGTATAGGCATCTCGCTCTATGCTTTCTTCTGGATAATTCTTGAAGAATATTGCATCAAATTGAGATAAATCAATGTCATTAAATACATCTATATATCTACGAGCATCAGTTACAGGATCTGTGAAATATCCACGAGTATTTACCTTATAAGCATATTTGGCTGGATCTTCTTTGCCAGTCAAAATTGTAAATGATGGTTCTTGAATCTTAATATTTTCAATACCATATGCCTCTGGCTTAACCAATTCGCTCACATAGCGGCCAGTAACATCTACTGGATATAGATCCCAATCGTACCATTGCTGTGGAGGCTGGCGGAAATAATCATCTGTGCTTACAACAGGATCAAAGGTTGGACCGCCTGGATTTGTTATTTCTAATGGATTTCTTGCGATAATTCCATCAGTATCTTCTGGCCAGAAATAAAATACGATTGCACGTCCACGATTACCAGTAGCAGTATTATTTGCTGTCATAGTAATTGTAGCCTTCATTGGCTCTGCCTTTATTGGCTCATACTTTAGATATCCAATATAATTTAAATCTACATCTTGTTCTGAAATAAATGCTTGCTTATCATATGACCATGCTGATGTTTCAAAGTCTGATTGATAAGTAGTTATTGCATTATTGGATCCCATTACATAAAGTCTTGCAAATTGTTGTCCGCCGCCAATTTGCTGACGATCTAATTGACCATCTACCCAGAACTGGATACGATTATCTGTATATCCAATTTGAACAATTATGTGGTGCCATTGACCATCTGCTATATTCTTACGGCCAATCATAAATGGATTGCCTGCCATATCTGGATTGGCAGGGTGTGGAGTTCTATTTCCAGGAACACCTGAAGTAGTATTTGAGTTCATCAAATAAAGCTTGCCATTATATAAACCAAAGCCAGTTTCTAATTTCTGGGTATAAAGGAAGCTCTTCCATTTACCTTTTGCAATTATCTGATTAGCTTTTGTTGTCTTAATGCTAAATTCAAGGCTGAATGGCAATTGAGATTTATAAATTTCTTCAGGCATTTCAAATTCAATATTATTGACACGAACTGCTTTTCTACTAAAATCATCAAAATATCCTGTATATAAAGCAGGTGTTGGTGTCAAATTTGGAGCAATTGATGGATATACCTTTGTCTTGGTAGTATTTGTACTGCCAGGTGATAAGAATATTTTTTCTTCTAAATTGTTCTCTAAATATCCATTTCCTACAGTTATTGTAGATGTAACATCATCAAAGAATTTAAGGAATGTCTTGGCTACCTGAGTGCTTGCTGTGTTTTGTAAACTGCCAGTAACAAATGCAGGTTCAATATTTTGTTCTGCATGTTGAGCAAATAATCTTACATACCATTGGTCATCAGTTAATTGTAGATATGCTGGTGGAAGTGGAAGGAATGAATTTGCTAGTGCTGGTTCTGCAAATACTTGTGCGCCCTTAATTGTAATAATTCCAGGCATTACTAATTCTGCTGGGCCACCAACTGCTGTAGATACTGTTATTTTTCCTCCACCAGTTGATATTGGATGAACAAATAATGCAGATGCATCCATATGATCTACACCAATAAATTCACCAACCTGAATTTGTGGATCATGGAATAAGGCATCAGCAGTAGCTGCAGTATGTCCATAGTTTACATTAATAACGCTGGTTGCGCCAAAGTTAGGCATTACAAAATCTGAATGTGCTGAAGCTGGTAAAGCTAAGTTATTTAATTCATCTTCTTGTCCTGGCATTATTAAATCTGCGGTAGCAAGATGTGGTTCTGCAGAATGTGTAGTGCCAGTACCAGCAATATTTGTAGGCATTGGCAATGTCGCATTATTTGCGATCATTGCGCCATCAATATTTAATGACTGCCATAATTCAAATACTTCTTGTGCAGAGAACTCATCTGCAAGAACTGCAAATTCATCTATCCATAAATCTTTAGCGGCTGAGCCCTGGCTATTGAATTTAGCTTCAGCAGAAATGCCCCATGTAGCAGTATCTGATAAAGTAATTACGCAGTTAGTCTTTTGTGCTCTTTGCTTTCCATCTACATATAGAGTGAGATTAGATCCATCTCTGACAACCGCCGCAAAGTGCCATGCACCATCACAAACATTTGTATTGTAATTTACGGCTTCTGTATCTGTTGGACCGAATCCTCTATTGACTCTGGCTGTTAGATGGCCGCTAGTTGTAATTGCAAGCGTAATACCAGCACCAAGGAAGCCAAACATACCCATAGATCCGATGATTTGCTCATATGCTCGTGCATTTGATGTTTTAAAGACGGCAAGCATTGTCTGTTTATTGCCAGTTGAAAATGTACCTGATGGATATGTATAGTCACCAGAGAAATATGTATTAGCATTTGTAAATTTATAAGCAAATCTATTTTGAGTTGGCTCTGAATAAGTTACATTTGTTCCAACTTTAGCTATAGATATTCCAGTTTGACCAAAGTTAAATGGTAAATCGCTTGGTTCATCTAATCTAAATTCAATCTTTGGATTATAAGATGCAACTAAGTCATTGAACTTATTGCTAAATTTAATAATAGGTTCTGGCATTCTGGCGCTGCCTTGAATAACTGTATCTTCGTAAGTTAGAACATTGCCACGAGCGGTGCTGTCCATAAGTCCATAAGCACCAATAAAATAATGAGATAGTAACAATTCACCATTAGTGCTTGTATTAGTATTACCAAGAGTAAAGGTATTAATTCCAGTTGGACGATTTGCTGCTATTGTAGTTGCTGTAACAAATGCTGAGTTATCTACAGATATTCTAATTAAGTTATTGGCAGCTGATGCTTCTATGTATACAAAATGCCATGCGTTATCATCTATAGCTGTTCCATAAGTGACATTAGCTTCCTGAGTACCTTTTGATCTAAATGTTATTGTTCCGCCAGTACCTATAATAGCGTCGTAATAATGGTTTTGAGCGTCGAATGCATTGTAATATCTAAAAACACTTCTATTGTTATAATTTGTATCTGCTTTAATCCAGAATCCAAGTGCAAATTCATGATCTGTTACTTCTGTAGAATATGGCTCATTTGCACCGAATGCTTGAACAAGATAAGCAGGTCCATTAGTTGCCTTAAGAGCACCAGATCCTTGAATACCGCCATGCATTACATTTGAGATAGTTCCATTGTAATTCATGGAAGAGCCAACAATTCCGCCAGTTCCGTAGTTTGTTACTATTCCAGGGTTATCAAATTTGTACCATTGTTCCAAAGAGAATTCTGATAGATATGCTTCCAACATCTTTGGGAAATCTACAGTTGAATTATAATGATCTCCAGATGCTGAGCTAGCAGTCATTGGTGCAGCATTATGAATTCCATCAGTTATTAGTGTTGGTTGTACAGATAATGCACTTGCAGTTCCAGGAGCATCAGCAAATTCAACAGATGCACCAGCATTAAAATTATCTAATACTTGTTGTGCTGATAATTCATAATCATATCCAGCAAATTCATCTATCCAGCCTTTATAAGAGCTTGCATTATTTGTATCAAAAGCTCCAATTACTTTATAATTAATTCCAAAATGTGATGCTGAATTGTCAAGATAAAATCTTGTGGCACTTGGTGGAGTACCAGTTCCAACTAATTGTCCATCTAAATATAATTTAACAGATGTGGTATTAACTACTGCTACTACATGATGCCATTTATCATCTACGACAGTTGCACTGCTTTTAATTGTAACAGGAGTATCACTAAGATTTCCAATTATTGTATTAAATTGAATTTTATATCTATCTGCTACAACACCGTAAGTTCCTCCAAATATTTGTAAATTAAATAAAGCTACGGCAACACTATTATTTGCAAGTGATAAATTACTAGTTCTACCTCTTAAAGACCATAAATATGAATCAGTTCTAGAGCTTAAAAATGTTTGATTTGTTTTGAACCAAGTTTCAACTGTAAAAGATCTATCATCAAATAAGGTAAATTCTGGCATTTGTGATAGACGGCAGTGGCCATCATTAGAATATACGGAGCGACCATCAACATCAGTTGGTTCATTTAATAATAAGTTCGTAAAATGCTGTGTCAGTGTGCTTGTAGCAGATCCTGAGTTTGTAGGAGTACCAGCCGTTTCATCAAAGCGGTACCAGACTTTTGGTCCTAATCCATTTACTTGATTATAATATGAGGCCATAAAAATAGGCGTAGCTTTGGCTACGCCTTAACTCCTAACAAAGACTTAGTTGGTGTCACAGATGAAATACTATTTCCGCCTATTGAAATTACAGATGGAAGAGAGAAGCGAGTCACTACTGGAGCAAATATAACGACACCAGAAAGGAGCTCTACGGTAGTGTGGACTTCATGCATTACAGCGCCTGCTGTGCATACACCCGCTTCTACTCTTACATCCATTTGCGTTTACCTTACGCTACGGTGATTCGAACGATACCTGTCGAATCCCATGTGATTGTAAAGTTACCATTGGTTGATGACTGATCGGAACCGAAGTCAACATATCCAATGAGTGCCTTTGATGCTGCGTTTGCACCTGAATCATCATAAACTACTGCATAACGTGCAGTAATTGTTGAAGATGACCAAGTAACGTCTGCTGCATCGAGCACAATTACATTGTTTGTACCATCGTATGTGGAAGTCTTGGAAGCCAAGGTAATTCCACCTGTGGTATATCCTGTACCAGTTACTTCGTATGAAGATACATCATCGAAATAATCGTGTGTGTCCTGGTTAGGTGTATAGGAAGAGCTGAGAAGAGCTACCTTGATGGTATCTGAATCCCAGTCAATTTCCTTATTGAGGGCTTGCTTTAAGAAGTTACCGTATAGTTTGCTTGGCATGTTTCAAGTCCTCCTTATGCGGCTGGAGTCTTCTCAACGATTGCGAATGCGTCGGCATCTGCTACAGCAAAGCCACGACGAATACGCATCTTCAAGAGGACGCCATCCTTGGTAAATTCAGCATCACGTGATACTACGGACTCTAGACCACCACGGATACCATTGATGAGCATCTGACGGTTACCGACGATGAGCAATGGATTTCCTGTTGGGTTTGCCGAAGCAGCAGCTGATGTGGCTGCACCGTAAGATACAACTAGTGGGTATCCGAAGAGTGATCCTGGAGTACCTGCAACTGGGTTTGGAAGAACTAACTCATTGTTAGCATCTTTCATTCCACGGATGTGTGCTAGCATCTTTGGGTGTGCCATAAATACTGTATTTGCAGCATCAAACTTGCTTGAATCCTCAGCAATGCCAAGAGCATTGTTGATATCATCAAATGTTAGATCTCCTGCAGTCTGGATACGATTTGTATTCCAGTTAATTGCAGCATATAGAGATGTGTATGGTGCAGCGTCTCCGCCATCTGATACGACATTTACGCCTAAGCAGGCATTGTCATACTTACGAGCCCAACGGCTTGCCCATTCTCTACGATAGGCTGTGAGCACGTCTACGAGGTTATCATTTAGATCTTCCTCAGAAACATGCATAATTTTTGCGTACTTCTTTGCTGTCAAGACAACTTCATCAAGAGTTGCTGTTGCTTCTGGAATTGCTACACCTTCAGCTACAACTTCTGGAGCGTCTGCAACAAAACGAGGTACAGTCTTTGTACGAGAGGCCATGGTCTCACGACGAGCAAAAGCTTCAACTGCAGAATTAGCCAAGAGGTCTTGGATTACTGCTGAACCTTGCTCTTCGAGAATGTAACCATTGGCTTCGGTAAAATCTGTTCTTGCCATGTTTATTTCTCCTTAGAAATGTTAATTTGAACTATTGAAAATAGATTATCGTCCAATAAGTCTATGGTCGCAAGTCCAAACGTCCATTTGGAGGCTTGCATACCCTAATTATACATTATTTAATTAGATAAATCTATCTCCCAAGCGCTATTCTAGCTAGTTTTTCGCTTGTTGATATTGGTTTATCTACTGGTGAAGCTTCTGCAGAGTCTGCTTTGCCTGCCACCAATAGTTTTGGATCAAATATTTCAGGAAAATCCTTCTTTATTTTACCCATTTGGTCATCAAAGCCTAATAAATTAAATTCATCATCAAATGACAATGCCTCAAAGTTAATAAACTTTAATAGTCTTTCGGAAGGCCCAACATACTGCTTGGCTACTTCTTGCAGCACTTTTTCTTTTAACAATTTGCCAGAGAATTTAGCAATTTGTTCCTGGGACTTCGTTATCTCTAATTCCAGGGCTTCCTTCTCTTCTCTAAATTGTTTTGCATCTTTTTTGGCACGATCAAGAGCGGCCAAGACAGCTGCTGGGTCTTTGATCTCTTCGGACGTACCATCCATCTGAGTTTCTTCCATTTGTTTATCCTTCTTGTTGATTTTGTTCGGCTGCGGTTTGTTCCAAAGCCAAATTATTTGCATTTACTCCAGTTGATTGTAGAGAAATGTCTTGTGTTTGTCCTGTTGGGACTACAGAAGCCTCAGCAACCTGTGCTGCGATCTCTGCATCATATCCAAGCTCCAATAGAATCTGCTCTAATGGCATACCAACGCTCTTCTTGCGAACAGCAATATCCCATTGATCCACAGTATCAATTGTTTCTGGATTCTGCCAGTCAATTTCAACATCTGCTGAAATTCCTTCAACACGAAGCATGAATTTGAATAAATCTCTCCAAGTATTGCCAAATGCAAGCTGGCGATTAAGAACCTTCTTTGTCAAAGGTGCTTCAGAGACACGAAGTGCCTCACCAGATGGAATATAGCTTCCCTTGGTAAAATAATGTGTCGGAGTTGATGTAATTGATGCCATTGCGTTTACGAATTCCATTACTGGCTCTGTAAATGTCTTTGGATCTGCTGCTGGGAATTGTCCAACGCTGGATACTCCCTGCAAATACCAGAGTTGTCCTGGGCCATTTTGCAATGCGCCTAGATTTTCTCTAGCAGTATCATCATCATTAAAGTCTTCAAACTCAGATGAATTGCCACCATTAGACAAAGCATAGCGCTGTGGAGCACCCTGATAATCTACAGTGTACATGTGAGTATTGATTAATTTATTAATTGCATCCTGTGGGCCGTAAGCATCATAGTGCTCAGGCTTTCCATATGGCTTATGTGTGCGGAAATGGAAAACAGGAATTTCATTCCAAGGATTAGGCACAGTTTCTGTCAAAGACATTGCTGGAGCAGTTGTTAATATCTCCAAATCGCCTCTTCCTTCATATTTCTCAATTCTATCTGGATAATAAAGATTGATTTTGATTAATTTCTCATTATCAGTCTCTACTTGCCACATTTTTGCTGCAAATGATTTAATTCTTGGATTTTCCTGATCATAAACAATTACAGTTGTTAGTGGAGAATTATAATCAATTGCGACTTGTCCAGTCATGTCTGGCCAAACAATTGCATATGTATCTCCATGAATCAAAGCTGATCTGTGAATCTCATTTATATCTATCTTAATATCTGTTTGATCAAATATACGATCAATAAAGCGGTTAGCCGCTTGTGTTGTTGCTTGAACTTGATTAATTTCAAGTCTATTTAATACAGAATCAACTACTGTCTTTGCAAAGTTGAATCTAAAATCTGCGTTTTCAAATCTAAATATTCTATTCCAGCGTTGAGATTGAAATACTTCTGGCTGATGGCCATCATAATATGCCTCCGCCTTTACATATGCATCTCTCTGGGCTAAAATATGATCAAAAGCTTTTTTTATGTCTGACATATTTATCTCCTAAGATAATTAAATTGTTTGGATAATACCTTTGGAGCTTTATTGTCCAAGAAGTAAAGTATCCCTGACACTACAGCATCAAGAACGTCATCGTGGGAAATCTTTGGGAATGCCCACATTTGTTCCTCCAGCGCTGGGAAATGTGTAGTATGGCGTATCTTTCCTTGCTGATAAAAGTTTAAGGCCTTACCAGCTCGTATCTGCTTTGACACAGATTGCTTTACAGATCTATATTTTACAGGAATATCTTTAAATACATCCTGCCATAGATCTCCACCTTGGTTCGTTTCAACATATATAACGCCTGGGTCATATATATCTACGAGTGCTGCTATTCGTTCTGCTAATTCGGATGGTGACACCTTCATCTGCAAGGCTTCTCGCACATAAATATTGTCATCATCACCTCTGGACAATACGGCAACGCCCGTATAATCAGAAATCTTTGTCTTTGTTACTGCTGGGTCAATAGAAATAATTGTATTTCCATATTCTTCTAATTCATTCAAAATAATATCTTGTTCAGTCCAGAAATTGCCATCTGCATTTACAGGTCTATTCATATAGTTCTTAGCAAAGTCACGTAAGTGACGCTGGCTTAACAACCAGTCTAGAGGCCACTTCTGAGGCCATACAGAGCGTTCTGAGCCATCATCAGCGGTCATGATAGCTGGGAAGTAGTGGACACGCACGTTCTGGTCTGTAATCCACTGTAGATCCTTATCTGTGTGTCCTTCAGCATGTTTTCTAAATTGATCCATCATAGAATTAGGCATAGTGGTAGTTCCCACAATAATCATACGAGCATATATATTCATTGGAGCAATATCATCAAATACTGTATTTCTCTGTTGTCCTGCCTGATATTCAGAATAATTCTTTTCACCCTTCTCAATATCATCAAGAATAATTAAGTCTGGTCTTTGGCCAAATACTTTTTTACCCAAAGAGTTGGTATCAATGCCATTAGCATCA